CTAACGAGGAGAAAGGAGAAAGAGAGAAATGGTAAAAGAAAAGGTAGATGAAGCGATCGAAACTTTTATTGATAATCCATCGCCACAAGTAAGTTATCACGATTTGATTACGTGCTTGTGCGAGCTTAATAAAAAAGATTTCAAGCGCATTATTAAAATCGCAAAATTAGAGAGAAAATCCAACGAATTATTCGAGCAATACTTCAGCTTAGAAAATTAACAATGTGGTGCTTTGAGCGGTCTATAATAATTTCTCTCGCCGTAT